GCTTTGATACATGCTGTCTTTTGGGTTTGCGACTCTTGTTCGGCATGACTATACTATATGTATGTATATTTTTTAGGGCAAAACCTTTTCGAACACTAATATATACCTTTCAATTATATATTATATGAAATCCATTGTTACGACATTGTTTTCGCTGTTTTTAATAGTATCGTTTGTGGTTGGCGGATATGTCTACAGCACGACGGATATTCCCGCGCAATTGTCAATCATGGAATCATCCAAGCTGATGAGTTTGTTTCCAGCGGAGACCTGCTCGAGGAAAAAAGAAGGATTCGAAGAGGACAAGAAGGAAGAAGAGGCCTGTCCCGATTTGTTGATAAAAACCGGCGCCGAACTTCATTTGTTCAATACCAAAAAGCCCAACAAAGAAGGTGAGAATCCGGTCGTGTTTAAAAATTTGGACGAATATATTGAGTATTTAGAAATACAACGCAAGAAGGGGACCATTTGCCCGGTTCTCTTTTTACAGAAAGAGAACGACGCACAAGGAAAAGACGTATATCGCGCCCGCCCCAGTCCGTTTAATACTGGTGCCGGACTCCCGTTGACGGCGGGGTTGTCCGAAGGCGTAAACCAAACGCCCATCCAGGCCAAAGATGCCTCTCGCGCGGGCAAATACAACCAAAACATCCATGCCGGGTTTGACCCGTATGGTCTGTATGTTGGTCGCATAACCAATATTGACCAAATTGGAGAGTCGACTGCCAAGAGTAAATTAAGCGATAATCCAATGGACCCAAATTGGGGCGGGGTCATACATACCTATAACGCGGTACAATCGGGGAAATACGACGAAAACATCGTTACCCGTGTTACTTACCCCAACGCGAAAAATTAGTGAGGTTCGATTCTCTCATTACACACGCCATCGACTAAAATAGCTTGTCAATAATCCTTGTAACAAAGCGAATACACACATTACTGCCACAATTTTTACAAAATCTGCCCTACTTGGTAGTTCGAGGTTGGTTTCTTTATTACTAAACCTACCAATGTTATAGTGTATCATATTCTCAAAGAGGTTGACGAATATATAGACGAAAAAAGAGATGGCGATGATATGGAAGCTCGCACCCGAGAGAATATACATTATATAATAATATACTGTTTATAAAAAGTGTAAGTAAATGTACGACTGTTTATGGATGTTTGCCTAAGAATCGGTGAATGTTTTCGATGATGTTTTTACCCAGCTTGCGTCTTTTTCCCGCGGTTTCGAGATACACACTCTCTAATTTATTCGGATTGGTATGTATATCTTCCAAGAACGCGGCAAACGACGAATACGGACGCATCAGTTCGAGAGCAGTCGTTGAACTGATTCCAGGTATCGTACACAAGATTATTTCCCCAATGTTTTCGGGAGTAATGTTGTCCTTTTTCACTTTGGACGCCACGCTACAATATGCCGGTATCGACGGCGGAGCAACCTCTGCCGGGACATCTGAAGGCGTTAAAGGCGTAGCCGACTCCAATGCTGCGTTTAAAAATGCAGGAGTATGGCCCTTATTGGTTTCGCGGAGGATCTTGGAGGCAGTTGAATAGATAAACTCGGCTGTTTCGTTGGCGGAACAGGTGCGGACTACACTGAATCCTTTGTAATACGAGAGTGATGTCATGGCGGATAGACACATTTTTCGGTCAGCGTCGGAACGTAGAGTAGAAAACATCCCTTCGATAATATACACAATGTTGTGTGGATGAACGCCGCTGGTATGAATGAGCCGAAAAGATTGTTCTTCGTATCTTCCGTCTTTGATACTTGACGCCAGATCGAGGAGAGACTTTCTCTCGAATACAATCAATTGTGTTTGGTTCATTTCGAGAGTAAAATCTCCGATGAGTAAAGGTGCGACTTGTAGATTAATACCGAGAGTATTTCCGGTAGACAAAGCCACTAATTTATCGTGGACTCCCGATTCGCGTGTATCAATGTGGATATTCATGGACAACAAGTAGAATAAAATAAAAAACGGATAACAAGATACCAAATAATGTATGTTGTTATTATATTCTTTTCGAGAGTATTCCTAATCACCCCAACGTAAGTTTACTAATGATTTTCTTACAATCCATATCGAAGAAAATCGTATTTCCCTACGTCTGGGGCCCAAAGCACTATGGGGCTACCAATGCTTCTTCTACAAGTGCGTCCTTATTGATGCCCCGGCAAAGCCGGGGCATCTCAAAAAGGGAGGGGTCGTAGGGGAACCGTAGGTTCCCTACCTACCGCCCGCTGGTAATACGAGGATTACTACCGATTGGTCTTATGTAATTGCGGGTAAACACAAGAGTCTGTGCCATGCCGGCACGAGTGCAGCATCTACTGATTTCGTGTTTGCCGATATGGACAGACCCACGGAAAATAGCACCCCATGAATCAACCGCAACAGAAGGGACAAGGCCGGCTTTCTTTTCTCCGCCGCCTTGAGATTGGGTGACATAAACGCCTGATACAAACGCGGCTCGGTTTGATGAACTAAACATTCCCATGGTTTAATAATATATACTCTAAATATATTTTTTCCAGATATAGACGTCTGTTTAGCGTTTTGTATAAACAATATAAAAGAAATACGCGTAGATTATGTATACCGTTTTCATTCTATTTATTGAATAAAATGAACACTCCTGCTCCTTCCGTGCATATTACCTCCGACGACGACATCCGCGTTGAGAAAAACGCGAATGGCGTAGAAACGTACATTTTCGATCCCTACAATCCCCTAAATAAACAAATCGAGGCGGAAGATGTTGCGCTGATTTTACGGAAATATGGTATTACCGCACCGATTCACAATGTACATTTATACAAACGCGCGTTCGTCCATCGTTCGTATATTAAGCGTCCGAATTTAGAAAACGAACAAAACAACATCGTCATCGTTCCTAAACCGGACAATTGTCTGCCGCTTTTCACTAAATCCAATGAGCGATTGGAATTCGTGGGGGACGGGGCGCTGGAATGTATTACTAAATACCTGTTGTATCGCCGATTCCCGAAAGAAAACGAGGGATTCATGACCGAGAAAAAGATTGCGTTGGTCAAGAACGAAACAATCGGCCGTATTGCGTACGAAATGGGGCTACACAAATGGTTGATTTTGTCCAAACATGCCGAGATGAAACAAACCCGGACCAACATGAAAAAGTTGGGCTGTTTGTTCGAGTCTTTTTTGGGTGCGCTGTTCCTGGATTTCAACAAAATACAGGTACACGACGACGAAGAATGGTTTTCTAAATTGTTTGTTTGTGGTCCCGGATTCCAAATGGCGCAGATTTTTGTGGAAAACATTTTTGAGAGACATGTGGACTGGATTCACTTGATACGCAATGATGACAATTACAAGAATATCCTACAGGTTATCATCCAGAAGGAATTCAAGGTAACCCCGCACTATATCGAAATGTCCGACCACAATGTCGATACTGGTTACCACATGGGCGTGTTTCTGTGTTTAGGCCAGCCGACGCACGAAACCTCGCTGCGAAATGCCGTCCCGTTCTCGCAATTTACGTCGTTTACACAGGTCCACGAATACATGGCGGTTCACGGCCGAATCTTCATGTTTTTAGGGGAAGGCAAGCATAAAATCAAAAAGAAGGCGGAACAAATCGCATGTGAATCGGCTATACAGAATTTAACGTCGGCCTATAAAGAGTAGTAGGGAAACCTACGGTGTAGGGGAACCGTAGGTTCCCCCTACGACCCCCTCCTTTCTGGGCGCAAGGTGAATCTGTATGGTCCACAAAGACCTCGGCAAGGACCTCGGGCGAAACCAACTACTCGTTGATTTTTGATATCCGGGCATTGGCCCGGGTATCACGAGACGTTAGTATATACCCTGCGCCCGAGATTGTTGCCAAGGTCTCTGCCGAGGTCATTGCGGACCATTGTTGAGGTTTCTTCCGAGACTAATAAAATATTGTATGAGAGTTATAAATTCTCATACAATCGCTATGCTTATCCGATTCCTGGGCAAAGCCTGGGAATCATAAAAGATATAAAAACGCGCGTTGTATATTTCTATACACGCCAACAAATGGAAGTAAACCGTGTCGAACAAATGAAGCAAATTCAGGAGAGTGCGCTGGCGCTGTTTACGCGAAAAAACGCCGATTACGGGGATGCGTTTGCTAAATATGGGGTTATAGGTGTGTTGATGCGCATCGAGGACAAAATCCAACGTTGTCTTTCTATATCAAAAAGCCGGATTGTTTTGGTGGACGACGAGAGTATCAAAGATACGCTGTTGGATTTACACAACTACGCCGCAATGGCGTTGATGCTCTTGACGGAAGAGGATAATAATAGGGTATAGGCATATGAGCGTGGCGTATATTATGCTACAAATTTATAACGATATACTATAACATTACGGCGATAAATGGATATTAGTAAATTTGCGCCAGTGGAACAGTTTATGCGAAAACCCGTCCCCAAACCCATTCGAGCTTTTTTTGCTGTGGACGAGGATTTACCGCAGCAAAAGGTTCGTATTGTGGATAAGCGGAAAGAAATGACAATTCACTGTGATACGATATGGGATAGAGTAAAACGCCGCAATGGTGTCATATTTGATAAGCGGAAGATCCGGAAGATTGGCGAAAAAGAGCCAAGTCGGTTTGAGCCGGATTATTTAGCGACTGTATTAGGGAACAAACCTCCAGGCAAAAAGCCAGAACCACCCAAGAAGCTTCCGCCGGCCGCCGAAAAAGAACTGGAAGAGGGCAAAGAACGGGAAGAGGGCGAAATTGAAGAGGGCGAAGAACGGGAAGAGGGCGAAGAGCCGGAACCTGAAAAGGCACCGAAAAAGGTGCCTGAACCAGAACTGGCAAAGGGCGAAGAACGGGAAGAGGGCGAAGAACGGGAAGAGGGCGAAGAACACGAATCCGAAAAGGCAGCCGAGCCAGAAAAAGGCCAAGAAGAGCCCGAGATAGAAGAGGAGGTATTTGAAGTCAGCGAACCGATTATTCCCGTTCCAAAGAAAGGAAAACAGACAAATGCCGCGAAAGCAGAATATCTCGAATCGGTCAACGATGCCATCAAGAAAACCAACATAACCAGCCGTACAATGCTAAACGGAAAACCGCTACAAGCCCGACTCCCGAAACCCGAAAAGATGATCATTCGCGCACCTGCGTATTATATGGCCAATCGTAAGTTGTATATGCAAAAACTGACCGAATTGTTCAAGGATTACAACAAGGAAATCGCGGCAGAAACGTCCAACGCATCGTGTGAACGTCAATCCACCGAGGAATTCCAATTGCTGATTCATCAACGGGTCGTGCGCGACTATTTGAACATCTATACTCCCTATCGCGGTCTGCTTTTATACCACGGTTTAGGGTCAGGTAAAACATGTACATCGATTGCTCTTGCGGAGGGAATGAAATCCCACCGTCGGATTATCGTGATGACTCCCGCATCCTTGAAGATGAATTTCTTCAGCGAACTCAAGAAATGCGGCGATGCGTTATACAAAAAGAAGCAATTTTGGGAATTCGTGTCGATTGAAGGCCAGCCGCAAAACATCGCGCTACTCTCGAAATCCCTGTCTTTGCCTGCCGAATTCATTTTAAAGAACAAAGGTGCGTGGTTGATGGATGTATCCAAAAAGGAATCAAACTATTCGGAACTCTCGACGGAGAACCAAAAAATGTTGGATGAACAGTTGAATGCTATGATTCGGTCAAAGTACACGGACATTAACTATAACGGTTTGACGAAAGACCGATTCGAGAAAATGATTCGCAACGAAAAAGGCGAAGCAATTAATCCGTTTAGCAATACGACGGTATTGATTGACGAAGTACACAATTTCGTGAGTCGTATTTCCAATAAACTGACCGCGAGAGAATCGGTGTCGTATAAACTGTATAACTTATTAATGGATGCGGAAAATGTACGGATTGTGTTGATGACCGGTACGCCGATGATTAATTATCCCAACGAGTTAGGAATTCTGTATAATATCTTGCGCGGAAAGATCCGGACGTGGACGCTGACCATAACCGATAACCAACGGCTCGTGAAATCGAATATCATCGATATGTTTGACCGCGCGAACTTCAAAACGTATGACTATATTGACTACGCAAACGGGAAATTGACCATCACGCGAAACCCATTCGGTTTTATCAATACCGACAATAAAGTGAAGCGCGGTGGAGGAGTCATGGAAGAAACAATTCGTGTGGTCGAGACTACCCCAGTAGATATTATTTCATCCATGCCGAGAGTCGAAGAAACCGAACCCAAAAAGTCTCCTGCTTCTACCAAAAAACATATCCCGAAAGTAAAATCATCATCGAAACATACCCGCAAAAACAGAAAGACCGAACACGACAAATCCTCTGACAAAAAGGATGATAAAAAAGACGAAAACGAAAAGTCCGAGAAAGACAATACTCCCGATATGGATGCCAATGCCGACCTGGCAGAAAACAAATTGGACCGAGAGTTGGAGGAAGACTTATTGGATTATTCGAATGGTATGATGGGAGAAAATGACCCGATGCTGGGAGGAAGCGTGCTGGGAGTAGGCCTATTATCCAAGGGCGGCGACCCAGTGGTCAATGACAAATACACTGGTGTACGTCTTGACGAGCAAGGAAACGTAAGCGATTCCGATTTTATCAATGAAGTCAAGCGTATTTTGCGTGAAAATGGGGTGGAGTTGTCGGATAAAATTACGGCTGAAACCTACAAAGCACTCCCGGACGAATACGACCCCTTTTTGAGTATGTTCGTGGAAGACGGTACATTGGAAGTCAAAAACATGAATTTATTCAAGAAACGCATTCTCGGTCTCACCTCGTATTTCCGAAGTGCCCAAGAGTCGTTATTGCCGGCGTTCGTCAGCACTGCAAAGGGAGACAATTACCATATTGTTCCGGTAGAAATGAGCGATTATCAAGTGAAAACGTATTTCCGTATCCGTTCCGACGAAATCAAATCGGAAAAATCGATGCGGGTAATCCAGCGAGCTGCCGGCGAATTGTTCAAAACCGCATCGACATACCGTATCTTTTCGCGTTCAGCCTGTAATTTCGTGTTTCCTCCCGACATTGTTCGACCCATGCCGACTCCCGGTAAAACAAAGAAGAATATGTCCGAAGACGAGCTGGACAATATCGGCGATTCGAATTTAGAAGACGCACGAGCAGACGAGAATGCCGCTGCAACAATCGAAGATAGAGAGTATCAAGAA